GTTGTCTTTAAAACAATTGAAGTTTTATTCAATCAATTGTTCAAGGCTGTTGAACCATTGGGCAAGGCAATGATGGATGCATTTGAGAATCCACAACAGGCGTTGGAAGACCTTTGGTCAGCAATCAAAACCAACTTTCTAAACAGAATCAAAGGAATTGCAGTTGCTGCTGAAGGTGTCGGCAAGGTCATTGAAGGTGCATTCAGTTTGGATTGGGATGCAGTTGGTGAAGGAATGCAGCAGTATGGCCAGGCATTGGTGCAGGTGGCATCTGGATTGGATGTTGAACAACAGAACGCATTTGTCAATGGTGTCGTTGATGCCGGAAGTGCTGCGTTTGATACAGCAACCAGAATACAAGAATTGACCAATGAAGTGAAATTGGCAGAAGCACAGCAACAATTGCTGTTGTTCCAATATCAGCGCGAAGCTGAACTTCAAAGGCAGATTCGTGATGATGTAAGCAAAACAATTGCAGAACGACAAGAAGCCAACATCAGACTTGGTGGCATTCTGGATGAACAGGCCACAGAAGAAAAGAAGCTGTTTGATAAAAGAAAAGAATTGGCTGTTCTGGAATTGTCAATCAATGAAGAAAGCGTTGATGCACAGATTGAAGTTATCAATTCAGAAAAGGAATTGGCAGATTTGCGTGAACGAATCACAGGCCAAAGGTCCGAGCAATTGACCAATGCCAATTCATTGATTGCTGAAAATGTGGCATTGCTGAAGGAACAGAAGAAGGCCGCAGAAGAAGAAGCACAGGCAGAAGCAGATGCAGCATATGCAATTGCAGAAGCAAAGATTGCAGCAGAAAATTTATTGGAAGCATATTTGGCAGAACGACAATCTATGTCTGCTGAACAAATGATTCAGAAAGAAATTGATGATGCAATTGCGATTGAAGCAGTCAAGCGTCAAGCTGCTAATGCAGCAGCATCTGCACAGATGGCAGACATGGAAACATTTGCCGAAATTGAACAAGCGTTTCTGGATGAATCATTGAGAATTGAAAATGAAATCAGAGCAAAGCATGGTGAACAGGAAATTGCATTGGCAGAAAAGATTGCAAATGATAAGAAAACAATACAGGACAAATCAAACACAGATGCAATAAAGGCTGAAGTTGATCTGAAGAATGCAAAGATTGGAGCAGCACAGGCAACGGCATCAGCATTGGGCCAGATTGCAGGTTTCTTGGAGCAGCAGGGCGAAGCAGGTGTGGCAGCAGCCAAAGGTTTTGCAATCGCAGAATTGGCGATCAACACAGCCATTGCAATATCATCAGCAATAGCAGGTGCAACCGGAGCAGCAGCAACACCGCCAACACCTGCAACACCATTCTTGCAAGTGGCATACATTGCATCAATGGTTGGTTCTGTTGTGGCTGCTGTCGCACAAGCACAAAACATTCTTGGTGGCGTTCCTGGACCAAGTGGCGGCAATATTACAGGCGGAGTAAGCGCACCTGCTGCACCAAGTGTTTCAACATTAGCCACAAGCACAACTGAAATCACCAATGCAGAAGCTGCACAGATGGCACCTGTGCAAGCCTTTGTCGTGGAATCACAACTTTCTGGAAGCCAAGAAAACGTACAGCAAATACAAAACCAAGCCACATTTGGCACAAGCGGATAACATGGAAAAACCTAAGAAAATACCATTGGTCTATTTGACCATTGATGATGATGATGAAAGTGGCGTGGATTTCGTCAGTTTAGTCGATGAACCTGCAATAGAACGTGATTTTATGGCGTTCAGTAAAATCAAGGAACCATACAAGTTCAAAATTGAAAGCCAAGAAAAACGCATCATAACAGGTCCGTTCATGATATCTAATTTGCCAATCTACAGGCGCATTGATGACAAGGAATGGTATGTTGTTTTCACATCAGATGTGATTCGCAAAATCGTTTACAAGTTCATGAAGAATGGATTGACAAAGGCAGTAAATGAAATGCATGAAACACCTGTGGATGATGTGTTCATTTTTGAATCGTGGATTGTTGACGATGTCAAAGGTGTGCCAGAAGGATTCAAGGATGTTCCACAAGGCAGTTGGTTTGGTTCAATGCGAATTGAAAACGATGAAGTGTGGCAGAAAATCAAGGAAGACGATGGCTATATGCTGAAAGGTTTTTCTGTTGAAGGCATCTTCAGAGAAGACAAGGAAATGACGATGGACCAAGAAGTAATTGATGCAGTAATTGATGCCATCCAAAAGTAAGTGGCACACATTAGAAATATTTCTATTTAAGAAAAAGGAACAACTATGAACATTTCAGAATTGGTTGGTGATAAATTGCCAGAAATCAAGAATCTACTCTTCGGAGCAGAATCAACAGAAGCAACAGAAGAAGCAGTTGAAGCTGCATTCTTAGATAGTAAGTTGGTGGATGGAACAATAGTTCGAATTGACCCTGCTGTTGAAGTTGGTGCCGTTGTAAAAGTAATTGACGAAGCAGCCAATGAAATTGATGCGCCAGATGGTGACCATGAACTTGAAGATGGCACAATCATCAGAACAGAAGGCGCAGTCATTGTTGAAGTGATGGCACCAGAAGCTGAAGAAGAAGATTCTGAAGAAGAAGTTGAAGCAGAAGAAAAGGAAAAGGAAGAAATGGCATCAGAAGATGTGGATGTGAAGATGTCAGCCATTGCTGCTGATGTTCTTGCTGCACACAACTTTGCATCTGTTGAAGCAGTTGAAGCAATCAACACCAGATTTGATGACATGGAAAAAGCCATTGGAATGATTACTGACATCGTGGAAAAGATGGCCGCAAAGCCATCTGTTGAACCAACGAAGAAGGTGAACAATCCATTCGCAAAGGCAGACAGTTCAGATGAAATGGTGGAGCGCATGAGAAAGGTATTAAATCGTAAATAAGAAATTTTAACCAATAAAAAATTAAACAATGGCTTTTGATTTAGCAGGACTAACGGATTACGTAAACGAAAATTCGTTTCCAATTTTAGCGAAATCGGTGACAGCAGGAAGAACTGCATCGATGATGGAAAAACAACTTGGAATCCAAGGTGAGACTAAGATGTCAATTTTAAATACAGATGTAAATTTCCAAGATAATTCTGGATGTACATTTGTTAATGATGGTGATGTGACAATCACACAGCGCACAATCAATCCAGGACAAATCAAGATTAACCTTGAATTGTGTCCAAATGACTTGAAGGCAAAGTGGCTATCACAGCAACTTCCTGCAGGCGCACATCAAGAAGCAATTCCATTTGAAGAATTCTTCGTGAACAACTTAATTGCAAAAGTACAGGAGCAGGTTGAGCTTGCAATCTGGCAATCAGATTCTTCTTTGGTATCTGGAAACTTACAGTTTTTTGATGGCCTAAGAGTACAAACAGCAGCAGGCACAGTTGATGCAAACAGCGCAACAATTGGTTTTGGTGCAGGATTGGCAAGCATGAACATTGATGACATGGTTGAAGCAGTACAAAGATTGTACACGGCCGCACCATCTTCTATCATTGACAAGGATGATGCAAAACTATTCCTTGGCTATGACCGATTCAGACTATTAGTTGGCGCATTGCTTGCGGGAAATGGAGCAACTACAGCAGGACAGCTTGCATCATACCAAACGGATTACGACCCACTAAGATTTGTATTCCCAGGAACAGGAATTGAAGTTGTTGCAGTTAATGGATTGACAGGATTCCAAAATGGTTACTTGATGCGTACCAGCAATATGTACCTTGGCACATCGTTAGATGAAGATTTTTCTAACGTCGAAATGTGGTACAGTAAAGACCAGAGAAAGCTGCGCTTTGTTATGGAATTCACTTTAGGTGCAAACGTGGCCTATTTGGATGAAGTAGCACAGATTCGTATATAACAGAATTGATTCAAAGGTGATGGCAGCAATGCCATCACCATCACTAAAAAAAACAATTAGCAAATGAGCTGTCCCTTAACATCCAACTATGCATTGCCTTGTCGTGACAGTATAGGTGGAATTAAAAAATTGTATATCGCAACATTAGCTGATTACGAAGCATTGGTTGAAACAGTTAGCGGTGGCGATATTACTGAGTTTAGCTCACCATCATTGGTGTTTCAATCTTACGAACAACTGAAGGAAACTTCAAGCGTTACTGAAACCATCACAGCATCCATCCAGAATGGAACTGTTTACATGGCACCAGAAGTAAGTGTTGTTCTTCCAAAATTGGCCACAGCTACACGTGACGAAATCAAGCTATTGGCGCAGAATCGTGTTGTGATTATGTACACGACTAACGATGAAACACCAAATACATTTGTAGTTGGAAGGTCCAATGGTCTTGAAATCACAGCAGGCACAGCAGCAACAGGCCAATCTTTTGGTGACGCACAAGGCTATAATTTGACATTCTCTGGCATGGAACCTGCAATGTCTTTGAAACTTACACCAACAAGCGGAACTGTTCAAGCAATGATTGATGCTGTGACAGAACCATAAGACTTTTCTTTTCTCTCTCTCTGTTGTGAAAGGTGTGGCGTTACTGCTGCACCTTTCTGCATTTTGGCACAATCTGAACTATTTGCTATTTAAAAGAAAGCACGCAAAGCAATGAGTAGCACAATAGTTCCAAGTACGGCCACAATCACCGTTTCAGAAGGTTTACAGTTGGGTGGCGTTGACCGTTCTGGCGCGCATACACGGACCATCAACAATGTCGCAGAAGCTGACAGGCGAGTGATGACAGTATCATCATCTGGAGAGATGGACTTAATTGAATTAAACAGCAACAATGGCCAAGGCAAGTTTGTGCGTTCATCAATTCGTTACATCAGAATAACTAATTTGGATGACACCAATTTCATCCGTGTGCGATTCAAGAAATCTGGCGCAGAAACTGCTGATGTGAAAGTTGATGCAGGTGCCACATTTATGCTGTCCACAGGAAGCATGGATGCAGACACAGGTGCAGGTGCATTCAGCGCATTTGTTGACATCAATGAAATCAGCTCACAAGCTGACACAGCAGATGTGGATGTGGAATATGTTGTGTTTGCAGTTTGATAAACATCGACCGAAATAGCAGCAATGATGTTGTTGTGACATTAACCGAGTATGGCACAGCAACCTATTACTTGTTTGAACTGCGAAGTGATACAACAGAAGGTGTGCAATATTGCGTGGCACAGGACACATCTGCGTTTCCAAATAGATTTAATCAGTTTGCTATCACAGAAGTTGGTCCAGGAATACCAACACCAACAGCAGGTGAAGTGCAGTTAGGGAATGATGGCCAATGGCAGTACTTCATTTATGCAAATACTTCAGCATCAAATTTAGACCCAACAGGATTGGCATTATTAGAACAAGGCATTGTGAAAGTGACAGGAACACCTGCAGCAACACAAGTGTACACAGGTGGCAACCAAACATATACTGTTTATGGCGAATAATTTCAGCATATTAAATTTTGAAGCAAACGTGGTGCCTGTGTTCAAGGAAGCTCGTGGCAAAGATTGGATTCTATATGGCGCAGAAGGCGAGTATAAGAATAGATATCCAGACTTTCTGTTGGAATTATACAGAAATTCAGCCAAGCATCATGCGATTATAAACAGTAAGCGTGATTATGTGTGTGGCCGTGGATGGTCCGTTGACACATCTGGAATGACAACCATCCAGAAAGCACGAATGGACCAATTCGTGAAGCATCCAAATGCCTATGAATCATTGGATGACATCTTGGTGAAGGTTGCACATGACTTGGAACTATATGGTGGCTATGCATTAGAAATTATCTATGACAGCATAGGCGAAAAAGTAGCAGCAACCTATCATGCAGACTTTTCCAAATATCGTGTTTCAGAAGATGGTTCCTGTTACTATTATTCAGACGATTGGAGCAAGCACAATCCAGAAGTTGAAAAGATTGAAACATTCAATTGGAAGGAACCAGGCGGCAAACAGTTGCTGTATGTGAAATCATACCAACCGAACTGCCAATATTATCCACTACCATCATACCTTGGTGCCATCAACTACATTGACCTTGATAGAAAAGTAAGTGACTATTTCAACAAAGGAATCAGCAATGGCTTTATGGCCGGAACACTTTTAAATTTCAATTCTGGCATCCCGACCGAAGAAGAGCAACAAGAAATTGAACGAATGGTGAAGGCCAAGTTCACAGGCACAGACAATGCAAACAGCATTCTTCTGAACTTTTCTGATTCCAGAGAAAGGTCAGCAGACATTCAGCAATTGAACAGCAATGATTTTGATAAAAGATTTGATTTGCTGAACAAAACAATACAACAGGAACTTTATGCAGGCCATCAGATTTCAGACCCTGCATTATTTGGAATAAAAGAAGAAGGAATCTTCAGCAGCAGAAACCAATTGGTTGACAGCTTTGAATTGTTCCAGAATACATATGTCAATGCACACCAACAATTCATTGAACGAACATTCAATGATTTGGCAGCATTGCAAGGTTTGGAAGGTAGGCTGACCATCAGCGACACAGCACCAATCAGCGTTCAATTCAGCGAAAGCACAATAGTGTCTGTGATGACACAGGATGAAATTCGTGAACGTGTTGGTTTGCCAAAATTGGAAGAAGAACAAAAAGTTGAAATTGAAGCATCAGCACACATTTGCTGCAAGGCATCTGACAGCAATGATGATGACCAAGAAGCATTGGCCTATCTGAAGGAAACAGGCAGTTTTGATTTTGATGTTGTTGGTGATAGACGATTTAACTTTGAAAACTTTGAAACGGCACACATCCGTGAAAGTGAATGTTTGAAATATTGGTTTGCTGAATTAGGACCAATTGAATCCGCTATCCTGGACATCTTGGTGAAGGAACCATCAACACCATTTTTGGCAATTGCAAGAAGTTTGCAAATAAGCAATGATAGAATGATGGCTGCAATTCAAGCATTGAATGAAGCAAATGCCATCAACATCATCATCAAAGAAATTGCAGGCAGCACACAACGTGTTGTGGATGTAACCGAAGAAGGCAAGCGAATCATCAAGGATGTCAAACCTGTTGAAGAAGAATTTGGCATTGGTTACGTTTATGACCTAAGACCAGAAAATAAAGCGAACAATGAACCATTGCTGATTGCAAGGTCACGTGATTTCTGCATTCAGCTAATAGAGCAAAGCAGACCATCAAATTGGGAATCAGATGATGTCCAAGAAATTGGTGCAGGTTACACGGGCAAAGTATGGACCTTGGAAGAAATCCAAAGGCTAACTATGCAAACAGGCAGGAATGTCTGGAATCGTGGCGGTGGATGGTGGGGAAAATCAATCCATTGCAGACACGAATGGCGGCAAGTTTTGATAACTAAGAAAGCGAAGTAATGGCAACACCTGTACTTTTTATATCAGAATCGTATCTGAAGGACAGCACATTGCTGCACGAAAATATTGATTTCAAATATTTGCGGCCAATCATCATCATGTGCCAAGACATCAATGTGCAGCCTAAACTTGGCTCCACATTGTATGATGAAATCAAAGCACAAATAGTTGCGAGCAGTTTAACGACTGCGAACCAAACATTGTTGGATGATTACATTCAACCATGTCTGCGATATTGGATTGAATCAGAAGCACCAACTGCCATCAGTTACAAATTTCTGAACAAAGGATTGATGCAGCAATCATCAGAGAATGCAAGCACATCATCATTGGATGAAATAAACTTCATCAGTCAGAAATATCGTGACAAAGCTGAATGGTATACAGAAAGATTGGTCAGATTCCTTTGTGAAAATGCATCAGACTATCCTGCGTATCAATCACCTGGCTCTGGCCTTGATGTAATTAGACCAGATAAAGATGTCTACAGCACAGGTATATTTTTGGGCAACAGGTACAGGTCCAGAAGTTTGCAAGACAAATACAGGGATGGATATATTGACTATTGATGGCGAAAGGAATCAACAAAAAGAACATTGAAAAATTAGAAGCATTTGTACACGCTGAACGAAATATTCGAAATAATCGAAACACAGGCCAACAGCCACCTACAGGTAAGGCAGTACGGCCAAGGTGATGTTTGGGAATTGCAGCCGGAAGAACTTGACTATGTTGTTCTTTGGGCCATAGAAGAAAGCGCAAGTGTTTCTGAAAGGACATTGACATACAACATCAGATTGATATGCATGGACAGAGTACTGCCAGGTGAAGAAAATGAACACGAAGTGATGTCTGACACGATTTCTATATTGATGGATTTCGTTGCATATTTCAGACAATTGCACACGGAACAATTAAGCATCCAAACAAGTGTTTCATTTGAACCATTCACAGAAAGATTTACGGATAAAGTAAGTGGCCATTCATGTGTTCTGGCAATCACACAGCCATATGCATATGACAGGTGCCAAATACCAACAAGCTAAAAAAATAAAGTAATGCAATACCAACAAAAAGCAATCGCATCCAAAGGTTCCAAAGTTTTGACCGGAACAGGAGCACATCCATCATTGAATGGCTATGCAATAATTGTGCAAGAAGATACAGTTTTCACAGCGTTTGAAGTTGATGGCGTTGGCGCATTGGCCGACTATGGGCTATCTGGAACAACCTGCAAAGCAGGTGGATATATAACTGTTCCAGAATCGTCAAGCATCACATCATTGACAATGTCATCTGGAAGCTGCATTGTATATAAAGGATGAACGGAGTCATCAACATAGCAAGAAGGCAAGCATCATCTGGCGGTGGCGGTGCACCTGCGAATCCCGATTTCGTGTCTACATGGGATACTACGCAAGCGGGTTCAGCAAGTGATACTATTGTGCTGCCAATGACAGCAGGGCCAACAGTTCATTGGGGAGATGGAAGTTCAGATACAACCAACACACACACATACGCTTCGGGCGGTGTTTACACAGTTACCATCGAAGGTGCGGTAAATACATTTAGATTCAACAATAGTGGTGACAGAAGAAAGATAACTGATGTAAGCAATTGGGGAAGTTTTGATGTTTCAAATACTTCAATATTTCGTGGATGCAGTAACCTTGATGTGTCAGCAACAGATGCGCCTACAGTTACAACAACAGATTTAAGTAATACGTTTAAATCTTGTACTTCTTTAAGCAATCCAAATCTTTCAAGTTGGGATGTTAGCGGTGTGCTAAAACTTGGTGCTTCTTATCAACAAGGTATATTCACATCTTGTACTTCGCTTGTCAACCCAGATTTGTCTGGTTGGGACACATCAAATGTGACCCATATGTATGCTGTTTTTTATAATTGTAGCAATTTTAATTCGCCATCAATTAGCAATTGGGATGTTAGTTCAGTATTATATTTCGGGAACAATGCAGATTGGGCTACATTTGGACTTTGCACATCATTTAATCAACCATTGAATTGGTCTATTAACACGGTTGGTTCTGTAAATATGAGTTATATGTTTTATGGATGCACTGCGTTCAATCAGTATTTAGATTGGGATGTTAGTCATGTAACTTCGATGAAGGCTATGTTTAGAAGCTGCACATCCTTTGATCAAAATATTGGCTCGTGGAATACTGGTGCAGTTACGACTATGACCGAAATGTTTCAGTCAGCCACTAACTTTAATAACGGTGGTTCACCTGATATTGATGATTGGGATGTTAGTTCGGTTACAATTTTTGGTGGTGCTTACAATGCTGCTATGTTCTTAGGCGCAACATCATTTAATCAGCCAATAGGAAGTTGGGACACATCAGCAATGACACAAGCAATTGCTATGTTTTCGGGGGCATCGTCATTTAACCAACCAATCGGTACTTGGAACACATTTAACTTGTTATATGCTGGTGGAACTTCTCAAACTAATTGGGGAATGTTTTATAATGCAACTGCATTTGACCAAGATATAAGTGCGTGGGATGTAAATCAAATTACAAGACTTAGTTCCTTTATGAGTGGCGTTACCTTATCGACTGCAAATTATGATGCACTATTGATAGCGTGGGATGCACAAGGTGCTATGTCATTTAGCGGAACTGCTCATTTTGGAAGCAGTCAATACACAAGTGGAGGAGCTGCAGAAACTGCACGTACAAGTTTGATAGCAAAATGGGGCGGCATCATTGATGGTGGAGCAGCTTAAAAAATAAAAGATGAACGAAATTAAATACCCATCAGTACGAACCTATTACATCTGTTTTGATGATGATAGGACAGAAGTTAAAAGCTACGGATGGGTCGAACCAAACCAAGTGTTTGAAACGATTTGGATATTCGATGAATTTACTGACGAAGCACAATGGATTGCGGAGTTGTTACAATGGGGAATAGTTCCAGAAATTGATGAACAAGGAAATTTAGTTTTATAATGGAAATCCTAATTGAAGCATTTACGCAGTATGGCATCGCAGGTGTGTTTTTGGGTGTGCTTATTTTCTACCTAAACAAGTTAACAGATATACACAGAGATGAACGCAAGGATTGGCAGGATGCCAATGATAGACACGTGGACAAATTTAGTGATGTGATAGCCGACAACACCAAAGCATTGGTTGAAATGCGTGGCGAAATTAAAGGCAATAAATGCAAGATGTAGGTGAATGGTGTGCATTGCGGCCAATCAAATGTCAATGCATAAATGGAAAGTGTGATGGAAAAACAGAAGAAACAGCCAAGAAAAATCGCAGCAAAACAGGCCGCAGAAATCATTAAGAAGTTTGAAGGCTTTGAATCTGCACCATATTTGTGTCCTGCGAATGTGCCAACAATTGGCTATGGCACAACCATCTATTCAGATGGCACCAAGGTGTCAATGGATGATGATGCAATTGATGAAGCAAAGGCAGAAGAAGAATTGCTGAACCATATCAAGAAGGTAGAAAAGCAGGTGAATGCTGTCCTGGATGTAAAGCTGAAAGCACACCAGAAGGCTGCATTGATTTCATTCGTGTACAATGTAGGCATTGGCAATTTCACAAAATCAACATTGCTTCGAAAGGTCAACCATTGTTCTGATGACCAAAACATTCCGGATGAATTTAGACGATGGACCAAAGGTGGCGGCCGTGTATTGCGTGGATTAATTCGCAGAAGGGAATCTGAAGTTGAACTATGGACAGGCAGTTGCTAATCAGCTTGTTCAAATCTGTGTGGCCGTATTTGGTCACCTTTCTTCTTGGTGTTCTTGTTGCATGGCAAGGCTGTGGAACAGGTGCCACAACAATCACAGAAACAATTGAAATTGAAAAGCCAATCTATCGGACAGAATACGTTGACAGATGGAAGACAGACACAGTCAGATTTGTGGAGCGCATAACTGTGACCGACACAGTCACCAACACCATCATCCAGGAACGTGAAGTGCTGATAATTGACACAGTTCAAATCATTGAAGCATGGCTGACTGAAGTAAATAGATATGATACAACCATCACATTGGCTGATGGCAATTTGCAGGCAACATGGTTTAACTATCAGAATATAACAGAAGAAGCAGCATTCACATACACATCCAATGTGCAGAAGGCACCATCATATGGTATTGGTCTTCATGCATCCATCGAAGTTCAGACTGATTTCATCGAAAATGTCACACCTTTGTTTGGTGTTGGCCTGCATGGTGACATAAGAAAGATGTATATTACTGCCAACTACAAGTTCAATGGTGACCATTTTGTTGGTGTAACTGTTGGCCGTAAACTTTGGCAAAGATGAGTTTAAACTATTACTATTATCAAGATGCTGAAACAAGAAAGCAGATAGATGAACTGCTGCATCAGAATGCAATTTTGCAATCCAATCTTGGAATGGACAGCACACCAGAAGAAAGAAAATCAGCACATGATGAATGGATGGTTCTGGCCATGCAGATTCGTGACCTTGACAGCAAATTTTATCACGAAAGAATAATTGCACAGCATCAATGAGAAGCATTAAAGGTGAAATCGTCAACAAGTACATGGAGCATTGGTCACATTTGCCATCATTGTCTTTGGCGAAGCTCATATATAAGAGCAACAAATCAGCATTTGTTGACATTGAGAATGTTAGAAGCATCATAAGATACTATCGCGGCCAACATGGTGCCGCAATGCGCGAAAGCGTAAAAGACACAGAACACGTGACAACGGAAAAAGCACAACAGGCCAAAGCATTGGGCGTGGCAAATCCATTTGGACTTCCAGAAAGTGATGAAGCAGAATGGGAACCATTCGTTTTGCCGAAAGCTGCGACAAGAATCCTGCTGTTGTCAGACATCCATGTTCCATATCACAACATTGAAGCAGTCAGCAAGGCCATTGAATATGGCAAGCAGCAGAATGTCAATGCTATTGTTTTCAATGGTGACACAGTTGATTGCTATGCTTTATCAAGGTATGAAAGTGATCCAAGAAAGCGAAGATTTGGCGAAGAATTGGAAGCAACACGGCAGTTGCTGCAGGTGTTCCGGAATGAATTTGATGGTGTGCCATTCTATTTCAAACTTGGCAACCATGAAGAACGCTATGAAGCATATCTGCGAACTAAGGCACCAGAACTGATTGGCACAGCAAACTTCACGATGGACCAACTGCTGAAGTTTGGTGAACTTGGATGTGAATTGATACAGGACAAACGTGTGATAAAGGCAGGCAAGCTGTCCATCATGCATGGCCATGAATTTGGAAGGTCAGTCTTTTCACCTGTGAATCCTGCACGTGGCTATTATATGCGAGCAAAGGCATCTGTGATATGTGGGCATAACCATCAAACATCAGAGCATTCAGAATCTAATTTGGATGGCAAGGTAGTTACTACTTGGTCCACAGGGTGCCTGTCTGAACTGCATCCAGGCTATATGCCTGTGAACAAATGGAACCATGGATTCGCTGTGATTCGTGTTGATTCAAATGGTGACTTTGAAGTTGATAATTTGCGAATCATTAAGGGCAAAGTAAGGTGATTCAGACAATCGTTAATTTGCTGATAATTTCAATGATTCTGTTGTTGATACTTGTTTTTTTTACAATCATTTTGGCTGTGCTTGTTTGGAAAGTTAGCCAAAGGAACAAGGACATTCAAAGTGAAATTGATGCATACCATAGGACCTTGGTGAACACAGAAGAAATGTACCTGCACATCGTCAAAAATCAGTCAGATGATGATGACACGTGGCTTTCTGTGAATTAACTGTTAAAATTATTTAGTTGATTGTCAGCACGTTAGCATAAACGTGTGAAATTTCCTGTGCAGTTATTTGGAAGTAATTAACATTATTCCATATATTTGTTGAAACATTTTAAAACACAGAGAAATGAAGATTATCAATTGTATGAAAAGTGAAGCAGCAGCCATTGAACTGCTAAACAGCAACGGTTACGAACCATTCAAGAAGAAAGCTAATTGCCATTGCGAATGTGGCGAAACACAGGCCGTTTTGGCCTATTGTGATAACTATGAAAAAGCTGCATTGATTGGCATTTGTGATGTCTGTGGTGATGATGATGCCTTTTCTGAAGATGTAATTCAATTATAAACCATATAGAGAAAAGAAAAATGGAATTTAAATTTGAAACAACAATCGAATCAGCAGATGTGACAATCACATTTGACTATCAGCCAGAAGAATCAACGGTAATGTATTACTCTGATGGGTCAGGTTATCCTGGATGCTCGGCATCTATTGATAATTACGATGTCACTTTTGAAACCAAAAAGTTTAATTCAATCACTCACAGATGGGAAGTAGTTCAGCAAGATATCACAGACTTTGTGGAAGATATGGGTGTAGATATTGAAGAACTTTGCTTTGAACACATTGAAACATTAGCACAATGAACTACCTTGATTTGATAGAGTGCTACAAGGATGGCACAGATAACTTGACAGACACGGCTAAAGCAGTTGTGTTGGACATCATCACCAGAATTGATGGAATCAATCAGCTTGCAAAGGCTGATGTGATAATCTACGCAGACAGCCAAATAATTATTGAACGCCATGTGCTTGGTGACATCAGCAGATGGCTATCAGCGTATGATGCAGAATATAACTACCATGAAGGCATTCATGTGCCATCAGAACAACTGCCATTCTATTGGATGGCCATCACATCAGATGTGGCAATGTTGACTTTGAAAACTAAAACAGAAATCAATTAAAAATAAGTAAGCATGAAAAGTACAGAAAGAGAAACAATGAAAAGATTGGCAGACGAAAATGGCCTAACAGCAGACCATTTTTTCAAATCGCCACAGGGCTTTGTGATAATTACACGACAAGGCATTGAAAGGATTCAGCAGCATCGTGGCATCCGTGTCAAGTATGAAATGGTCCACATGACAGACGATTGCAAGCACGTGGTCATCAAGGCAATTGGTGAAATGACAAGTTCAGATGGTGAAATCATCACCATTGAAACTTATGGCGAATCTGCACCAGATAACACACGGCAAAAATATCCTGTGGCTATGGCCGAAAAGCGTTCT